GGGCGTCGGGGTTGACCCCCCCCGCCGCCGCGGCCCCCCCCGGGCGGGGGCATTTGACTGGAGGCTTCCACATTGATCTATGCAGATTATGACTATTACAAGTCCGACGTTGGCTTTGCCGGAACGAAGCTCACCGAAGCTGAATTCAAGGCAACCCGGAAGAATGCCCAGGCTTTTGTAGACCGGGTGACATTCCATCGGATTGAACTCTGGGGGCTTACGGAGGCGGAAATCCCGGATTATATTCGGGATGCTGTCTGCTCCTTGTGTGAGAAAATGCAGACGTTGGAGGATATGGGCGGCGCTGGCGGGCTGAAAACCTCGGAAACCGTGGGCAAACAGTCCGTGCATTACCAGTTTGCAGCAGGCGCAACCCGTGAATCCATTCTTATGGACACGGCCATGCACTACCTCCACAGCACTCCGTTCGCCTATAGGGGGTTCTGATATGCTGACCAATACCACCGCAACGGTCTACAACCGGATTACTGACCGGGACACCGATAAAACGACCTATTTCCGCACGGTAATTCCGGCCACGCACTGGGAGGAAAGCTATGCGGCACTGGACAAGGCCAAGAGCCATGAGAAGATCCGCTCTGTCATGGCAATCATTGACTTTTCCGTGTGCAACCGCATGGTGAAACAGTACCTCCCAGCCAAGGAGTACGCCTTGTTGCCCACATCCGAGGCTGGACAGTATTGGACACTTGACTGCGGCGACATCGTTGTAAAGGGCACTGTGGCGGACGAGATCACCCAGTCTGGGAGGAAACAATGGCTCCTATCACACCCGGATGCGGCGACAATCACGGCGGTGCAGACCAATGACATGGGCAGCCCCGCAATGCAGCATTGGGAGGTACACGCAAAATGAGCAACATTTCCTACAAACTGAAAATGGACCCCATTGGGAAAATCAAACTGCGCCGCTGCCTGGAAAGTAATGGTAGGGCGCAGAAGTTTTTCACCCACGAGGTGCGCCGGCTTGCAGATCCGTATGTTCCGTTTCGGAAGGGCCCTTTGAAGAATACCGCCCGGGAAGATGTTTCCAGTATTACCTACATCCAGCCCTATGCCAAGCGGCAGTGGCTTGGCAACAGGGGCAATGGCAAGCGCGGAAAGATGTGGATTCCCCGTATGTGGGCTGACCGAGGCAAAGAAATCGTCAAAAGCGTGGCGGATTATGCAGGAGGACACCCCAAGTGAATGAAGAACAGCAGGAGAAATCCATCATCGAATGTATCCGGGACTTTATCAAAAAGTGCCCACATCTCCCGGATTACTACAAAAGCATCGGCGTTGACTACCTGGATTCTGGCGTTGCCTCTTACATGATTGAGGCTGTGCCCTGCAAGCCGGTTGTGAAATGGTATGTCAACGGCACATCCATTCGGCAGTATGCTTTCCACTTCTCTAGCCGGGAGGCATATTCCGCCGATATAATCGAGCAGCTGGAAAATTCCAGATTCTATGAGAACTTTGCGGGATGGCTGGAAAGCTGCTCCAACGCCGGAGATCTCCCGGAGCTTACCGGCGGGAAAGTTGCCAGAAGTATCACGGCAACGACCCCCGGCTATTTATACGATGCAGAACAAGGTACGGGTCAGTATGTGATTCAATGTAATCTGATTTACTTCTGTCCGTGAGAAAGGAGAAAACAATATGGCAATTAAAGACGGCTCTATCAATGCCCCCAATCCGGTAATGCGCAACAAGGTTGCGGATTATCTGATGGTGGACGAAGCATTTGAGCTGATGGGCGTTGGCTTCGAGACTTTGGACGAGAACCCCAATGCCCAGTCCATGCAGAAAACCTATATCAATCAGGCCACCGCAACCAACGTGGTCAAATCCTACCAGACGGAGTTCCCGTTCTCCGCCGATATGATTCAGTCTGAAAAGGCGGTTATGGCACTGTACAAGGTTGGTCGTGACCACCTGACCGGCACTGCTGCCATGTTTGAGTATGTCCGTGTTGATTTGTTTGACCCGGTGCAGTCCCAGCAGAACACCTTCAACGCCCGGCAGTTTATCGTGTCTGCGGAAATCAGCGGCAATACCGGCAATGGCGGCGACCCCCTGGCGCTGGCCGGTACGCTCAAGGCTGTCGGTGATCCTGTCCTTGGCACGTTCAATACCACCACGAAAGCGTTTACCGCCGCCTCTGCCTGATTGGAGGCATGACAATGAGTACAGTTATCCGAAAGGACATTACTGCGGGAACTCCGGTCGAATTCCAGTTTGATGTGCGTGGCTATGACTTCATCGTGAAGAATTTCTCCGACGATGCGGTGTACATCTCCTTTGGCAGCCTGCCGGAAAGCACGGATGACATGGCCTGCGTCCCGTCCAACACATGGGTGCGGCATATCTGCCAAAGCGGCTACGTTCAGTCCGTTTGGGTAATTGGCAAGTCCACATGGCAGGACGGCGTGGAAATCGAATGTCTGAGGGTACGATCTGCCCAGCAGGCCAACAAGGCCAACGCCCCCAATCCTGTCATGCGGAATCAGGTAGCCGATTACCTGCGAATCAACAACCTGTACTATCTCATGGGTGTCGGCTTTACCACGCTGGACGAAAACCCGAATGCCCAGACAAAGAAAACCACCTACGTCAACCAGCGCAGTGCCACCACCTACGCCACCAGCTATCAAACGGAGTTCCCGTACAATGCGGACATGATTCAGTCCTCCGAGGCCGTCATGGCCTTGTATGAGGTTGGCAGAAATCACTTGACGGGGGCGGATGCCATGTTTGAGTATGTTCGGGTAGATCTGTTCCGCCCTTTGGCGGATCAGCCCAACAAATTTGAGGCACGGCATTTTGTTGTAACAAATGTGGTGTCCAGCAACCCCGGTGACGGCGGCGATCCGCTGACCCTCACCGGCACCCTGCACAGTGTTGGCGATATGACGCTGGGCGTTTTTGATACGGAACTCGGAGAGTTCTATCCCAACTAAAAAGGAGTATGAGCAGATATGAAGTTCAAAATTTACGATGCGGAAGTCGAGCTTGATTTCCTGGATGCTGATGAAATGGATCGGGTCGAGGCTGCACTCAATCGAGTACAGTCGAGGAACACCACCGTTAGCTACGAAGGGATGACCCAGTCCCAGGCAATCCGTACCCAGTGCGGCATCATCTTTGATTTCTTTGATGATGTTTTTGGTGAAGGCACCCACAAGAGAATCTTCGGTGGCAAGTGCAATCTGGCACAGGCTCTTAGTGCTTTCCAGGCGTTCAACACGGCCAAGGATGACAGCGTAAAGGAAATCCGGGCAATTGGTGACAAGTACAACGCCAACCGTGCCCAGCGCAGAGCGCAGCAGCAGTCCAAGAACCGCCAGCCTATCCCTTATGCTGGTAATGGAAAGAAGCGGCACCACTGATGATGAACCTTATCATCGATGAACTGCCCACCAGCGTATCTGTCGATGGTGAAGATTACTACATCAACTTTGACTTTCGTATTGGTGTTATGTTTGAACAGCTGATGCTCGACAAATCCATAGACCAGGAAGATAAGCTATTTCATGCACTGCACCTATATTATGGAGATGATATTCCACGGAATGTTGATGAAGCAGTAGCCGCTTTAATGTGGTTCTACCACTGCGGTGAGGACGATGATTCGGTAGCAAAAAGAGCACATAAAGCCGCTGAAAAAAGGCTTTATGATTACGATTTTGACGCACCATACATCTACTCTGCCTTTATGGAGCAGTATGGGATTGACCTTCAGGACACCCCCCTGCATTGGTGGAAATTCCGGGCCATGTTTAAGTCATTGCGGGATGATACGGAGTTCCGTAAGATCATGGGGTATCGAGCTGTCCAGATAACAAGCTCCATGACCCAAAGCCAGAAGGACTTTTACACCAAAATGAAGCAGGAATACGCTTTGCCCGTCTCCAGGGATGAAGCCCAGAAGAATCAGGACATTGCCGACGCTCTGATGAACGGCGGCGACTTGTCCAAGCTCCTTGGAGGCGGCTAAGTGGATAGTCCTGAAAAGAAGGTCTGCTGCCCATATTGCGGCTATGAAATGCCTATCTTCATTCGCTCCCCGGCTGAATGCCGGGGCATTTTTGTGCGCTGTAAAGGTCGAAACTGCAAGCGCATTTTCGAGATTAAAGTAAAAGTCAAGTAGTGCCGTTGTGCCGATGACAAACGCCATAAGGAGGTGGTTGCATTGGCAGACGGTGAGGTAGTAATTGATACCTCGTTGAACACGGGGGGATTTGAAAAAGGGATCAGCGCCCTTGGAGGTATCGCCTCCAAGGGCTTGACCGCATCGACCGTAGCCATCAGTGCTGTATCCGCAGCACTATCAACCTGTGCCGGATATGCCATTAAGGTCGGTTCTGACTTTGAGGCAGGCATGTCCAATGTAGAGGCTATTTCCTCTGCAAGCGCACAGAGCGTCACCACGGCCAGCGGTGAAATGGTCGATGGCCTGACCGCCTTAACTGAAAAGGCGAAAGAAATGGGCGCCACCACAAAATTCTCGGCCACAGAATCCAGCCAAGCCCTAAACTACATGGCTATGGCTGGTTGGGACGCTCAAGCTATGTACGATGGCCTTGCCGGCATAATGACACTGGCCGCTGCGTCCGGTGAAGACCTCGCAACGACTTCGGACATCGTAACGGATGCGCTTACCGCCTTTGGTATGCAGGCATCAGAAAGCGGACATTTTGCCGATGTTTTGGCCCAGGTATCGGCATCCGCAAACACCAATGTTGGCCTGCTGGGTGAAACATTCAAGTATGTGGCCCCTTTGTGCGGTACAATGGGCTACTCTGCCGAGGATGCTTCTATTGCCATCGGCTTGATGGCAAACAGCGGCATCAAAGGCAGTCAGGCGGGCACAGCACTGAAAACGGCTATTGCCAACATGGCCGCACCTACAAAGGCTATGGCCGCCCAGATGGCCGCCCTGGGCATCGAAATCACCAATTCTGACGGCTCCTCCAAGTCCCTTATGGAGGTCATGCAGAATCTACGGACTAGCTTTGACGGGCTGTCCGAATCCGAGCAGGCCGCAGCAGCTTCCACGATTTTTGGCAAGGAATCCATGAGCGGTATGCTGGCAGTTATCAATGCCAGTGATGAAGATTTTGCCAAACTGACCGAATCCATCTATAACTGTGACGGTGCCGCCGAACAAATGGCGGCGACCATGCAGGACAATCTCCAGGGCCAAGTTACCATCCTAAAATCCGGCGTTGAGGGCCTGGGCATTGCGGTCTATGAGAAGCTGCAAGAGCCGCTTAAAAATCTCGCTGTCAAGGGGCAGGAATACATTGGACAGCTGACCGACGCATTCAATAGCGGCGGCTTCTCTGGCCTCGTTTCGGAAATCGGTAATGTCCTGGCAGATGCCGTTTCCATGGTTATGACCTACGCCCCCAAGCTGGTCGATGCTGCCGTTGACTGCATTGATGCGTTCATCGGCGGTATCAGTTCCGCACTTCCGGCCATTGCCCCCGCTGCGGTGCAGATCGGA